CGGTGATGCCGCCCCATGCTACCGAACCGCCGCCGCCGCCGCTTGCCGCGATGGTGATTGTGTCCGTGGTTGCGTCCGTGGTAATAGTTACGTTAGCCCCTGCGACTAAGGTCAGCGTATCGCCTGTGCCGTCAGCTACTACTGAAGACTGACCGCTGACCGCGATAGTGCTGAATAGGTTTTGGTCTCCTGTATTCGTGCCGCTCAGATTCGACAGCTTGGTTTTCTCAGCCTCGGTTACATAACGCTTATCGTTGCTATCTGCAATGTCCGCTGTTGTGGCATCCGTTCCGGCTGTTACAAGCCCTTTCGCATCGTAGGTAATCTTTGTTTTTGTTGCGCCGACAATCGCGCTGTTCTCATCTACCTTTCCATCGAGAGCGGTCTGCAATCCTGTGATATCCGCAATGGCCGCATCTGCACCGGCTGTAACCAGACCTTTTGAATCATAGGTAATTTTCGTTTTAGTAGCTCCGGTGATGGATGCGTTTTTCGCGACGTATTCGCCGTTGAAATAGGTGAGTAGGGTTGCCTTCAGGTTTGCCCAAGTAAGCCGCTTCCATACGGATGAATCCGCGCTGTCCTGCAATAGCACCGCATCCGCGTCAACGGGTGTTGCTTTGGATTCAGTAAGGTCTACATCGTGCAATTCCTCAAGTTCGTAACCGTCGTCAACCTTAACGTAGATGCTGCCTACGGTGGCATGAACGCGCTCAACGTAGCCAAGCACAACCCCATGATCAGGGGCTTGCGGCATCGTTTCCGTGTATGCTCCCGCTGTAGTAGCAGACAGGTAGAGTGAATTGCCTGCTGTCAGGCCGATTGTGTTCAGCTTGTACAGAGGCCCGGAAGTAATCACGTTGCCCTCTGCCCCTGCCGCGATGGTTTCGGTCACGAATCCAATCGTTCCCCGGCTGGTAAGTTCGCTGTTGGCCTGCGCCAGCTTCGCAGCAATCCGGTTGCCTTGTGCGCCGCTGATGTAAACAACCTGGCCTTTGGTAAAAGCCGATGCCGTGTCGTTGTACACGCGGGCGAATTGGTTCATTCCGACCTGCTGAATTACGCCGCCCTTCATCTGCAATTGCAAAGTGCCATCGCCGGAATCCCAAAATACCGAGCCGTCTGTTGCAGGGGTGTTTGTCGGGGTGTTGTCAAATTCAAGGTTTCCGAGCTGCACACCGTGTTCGCCCAGATTCACGTCACCGGATGCGCCGGAATAGGGTACTTTGTTCGCGCTCAGGAAATCGAGTGCGTTCTGAATCGGAGCGGTTACGCCATTGAGGTATTGGAATTCTGTATTGGAAACCGTGCCGTCTGCAATCTTTGCCGCATCAATTCCGGAAGGAAGGTCACCGGCTGCAATCGTGAGCGTGCCGAACTCAAGGCCGGATTCATCCGATTTTACTTTGACGTATTTTCCGCCCTGCCCCGAATATGATGCAGGAACATCGCCCAAATCAATAAAATCAGCAGCCCCGCCACCGCTACCGCCCCAATATTGCAGGCTGTTCCACGCTCCCGCGCCTGTACCAACTTTGAATTTCCGAGTATCTGTTTCCAGTCCTACTTCGCCTTCTGCCAGTACCGGATTTGTCGCTGTCCATTGTGCAGCCGTGCCGCGCCGTAATTTTATCGTTATGTAATTGCTCATGAAACACCCCCGTCAATAGTAAGTGAGTAAGTAGAATTGTAATAGCCGCCGTCAATAATCAAGATGTCTTGGTCGATGTTGGGGAAAGCGTAGTCGTTGGAAGGAACTTGGCAGAAATCGCGGTTCACCGGCACGCCAACTTCAATCCGAACCGTATAGCCTGCGACAATATCGCCGTGCGCGTCCATGAATGGGATGGCATCATCATTTACCTGGAAGTTTACCCGGCTGTTCCGATAGACATACTGCAATGTGGCAATCAGGTCATCCATGATTTGCATGGTATCGCTCAGAACTTCCATTTGGTTGCTGCTGTCCTCGAACTGCCTGTCCATGACGGACATCACGAATGAGTAGGTTTTTTCCTTGTCATTCGCGGAGCTGTCATACATCATCGTTGTGGTGTCGGGAATGCACCACACCAGCGGATAATTGTCTTTGCTGCCGTCCGCCACCAAGTCATACTCAGGGCCAAAGGCAACATAGCGCACCATCTTATGGTTTTCCGCTGCCCGGCGTATTGCTGCTATTATCTGATTTAGCGTCATTCAGGAACTTGCGTAATTTCTCCTCGTTTTTTTTGCGCCACGCCTTACTTTTCGAAATAGAAGCCGAGGGTTTGTCCGAATTTGTTTGGTTTGTCGATTGCATCGGGGTCGGGATTTTGCCACTTGGGATAAAGTTCAGGGTACGTGCAGAGGTACTTATTCATGCGCTCTATGAAGTGGTCACGTTTTTGCGCATACCGCTGCTCAATCAGCACCATTTCTTCCCTGCTTATTGAGGTCATGTTTTCGCCGTCCCGCTTCATGATTGATTTGTTCATGAATTTGAAGGTCAGCGGAAGTACGGCCTCATACAGGACTGAATATTTCAGGATTGGCTTGATGTAGTCATTGAGAAGGGTTGTGTTATCCGCGCTCAGAGAGGACGGAAACTGCGTGTACAGCTCGTTGTATAAGTCACTCCCGATCGTGTCCCTAAGCGTCACTTCCTGCGCTTCCTGAAGGCTCATCTGAATGAGCTTAGGGTCTAAATTGTCCTGTACCGGCGTATTCTCTTTGATATACGCGGTGTCGATGAAATATTTAAAACTCATCCTATGCGCCTCCTGTAAAGCTTTGAATTCCAGACGTGCCGGCATTGCGGAACGTGAATCACGGTGTTTTTGATGGTCCGCCATCCGCCCCTGCGCTTCCATACGTCATAACCAAGTTCCGCGCTCATTGCATCGATTTCTTCGCGTGTGTACAGCTTGCGCTGCTCAATCATGAACTGACAAAACTCCCGGCTGGTTGGCAGCAATACCGGGCCTTCCACTTCCGGGTTCTTGCCGTATTGGTACAGCACGAATATCTCCGTATCCACACCGCCAGATTCCGCAATGGATTGCGTGCCGCTGTCTGTGATGCGGATTTGGTTTTTATCCCATGTCACAAAGCCCTTATCTTGCATTGTCTTGATAACCTTCGTGGCCTCTTCCTTTGTCACCCGTGCGCCCTTGGCTATCTCTTCCAGGGTGGCCTTGGGGTTATCGCGGATCACGGCCACAATTCGCAGTTCCGGGTTGGTCAGTTCTGCGAAAAGTTCCGGTAGTTCTTCGTAATCGGCCTCACTCCGGCCGTACTTGGCGAAGATTGCTTTGTCGGCTTCGTCATCCCATCCGAATGGGTTCACCGCGCTCATCGTGGTTGCCACTTCCTGCGTAGCATAGCCCAAAGATTCGCGGGTTTCGTTCCGGTCAAGGATTCCGGCTGTGAACAGTTGCACCGTGTCCTGTGCAGCGGGTTCTGCGAGTACCGTTCCGATTTTGCCTTCAAAGCCCATCGCCTGAAACATCCGCGTAAAAATCCGCTCCATCTGTTCGCGCTTCGGGGCTACATACGCCCGGTCGAAGACCTCATAAGCCTGTGTGAGTTCATTGCGCCCGCCTAACTGCCCCTCTACGCGAACACCGAACAGCATAGGGCTGGTTACGCGGTGAGCATAAAAGATGTTATCGCGGACAGTTTCGGAAAGCTGCAAGTATTGTTTGTCGAAGTCCCCCGGCATCAAGTCCACAACCTGCAATGGGTCTTCGCCCTTTTCCATCCACGAAATAAGGACGCCGTTTGCGTTTTCCGTGCCGGTGGTATTGGCCTTGAACTTGCGGTCAAATTCAGACTTTATGTCTTCAGTTGGTTCGCCTTTGAAAATCTGAATGATCTTGCCCAGGGAAAATCCATTGGTGATGTTGTTGTAATGGAAATCCGCAATCTTCGTGTCTATCTCGATGTAAGTCCGGGCCGGATACCAATCCGGAAGAGGATACACCCCTTCGCCTGCCCTGTATTGTTTAAACCAAAGCACTTGAGTTCCCCCTGGTTCTTCAGGATTAAATGCCGGAAACTCTAATTTGTCAACCTTTCGGTCTGCCCAATCTTCAGAATACCACACTTTCGAAGCGTCCTGATTGACGCGGCACTTGTCGAATGGCAGATGATAGAAGGCCACAACCCGCGTTCCCGGAACATTCCATACGGCCTGAATTGCATACCCTCCGAAATTCTCTAAATCCATCGCGCATTTAAAGCGCAGATCGTGCCAACTTTCGTAAGGATTCGCGTAATTGAGCGCATTGGCCGCGCCGGCCTGTGCCGATGTATTTCCGGTCAGGGTAACGGTTGTATCCTTTCCCGCGATAAACTGAGCCTTTTGGGTGACAATAGCATTGTGCAGCGATGATGAATTATACAGGTCTAAGATGACCTTGGGAAAGTCGTTCTTTTCGCCGTATGTGTACCACTCCTGACCGCGCGCTTCTTTGAACTTTGGCGGTGGGGCGACTGCGAAGTTTATCCTCTGAAAATCTACCTTCATTTTACTTTCATTATGCCCGTTTCCACAACCTCATTGGCGTTGGCAGGGTTTGTGTTTGAACTGCTGGATTGCGCGTAAATGGTGTATTCGTATTCGCCCTTTTCCCATGCCCCACTCTGCGCCGTGGTGATGGCGAACTGATTGTATCGGGTCGGGAAACTGCTAAGGTCAGTTACCAATAGGTTGTAAGTGATTGACCGCTCTTCGCGATTATTGATGGAAAGCAGGAAGTAGTAAGGCGGGTTCAGCGTTACCTTTTCCGTGGCTGTCACCAACAGGGTTGAAGTCTGCGATGTATCGACGATAAGCATCTACCTATAATGTATCGGTTCGCTTTTTGTACTTAATTTTGTGTATGGATTATCCAAAGTCTTGGAAGGCAGTCAGTCTATCGCAGTTATACGAATTGGATTTACTCCGGCAGCGAACCGACCTTGATGCCGAAGAAACCATGAATCAGATGCTGTCCGTTCTTTCCGGTCAGCCGATTGAGGAAATCGAAAAGTTGCCCCACACGGAGCGGATTGCAGATTATCAGCGGATGACGTGGTTGGCCGAATACCCGCAACGAGTTCCAAAACGATTCCGGTTTAAGGCAGGCGGGAAATGGTATCGGATTGTAGACAACCCAGCCGCGATTTCAGCGGGTGAGTATGCGACACTTCAGGTAATCGCGCAGGACGGGAATTTCATTAAGAACCTAAATCAGATATTGGCCTGTCTGATGGTGGAGCAGGAGCGCAAGTGGTGGCGATGGAAAGACGTGCGTTACGATAAGACTGCATCGGCTGTGGAATTCCACAAGAAAGCCGAACTGGTCAGCGGGCTATCGGTCGCACAGGTGTACCCATACGCGCTTTTTTTTTCGACTCTCTTGCCGGCATTGCTCGAAACTTCTCTGGACTTTTTCCTGACTCAGGAGAAGAAGTTGAGGAAACAGGC